CGAGTAAATATATCCGCCGTCGATGTACGCTCGGATTTCTGCATTTCGTTTTTCTCTGATTTCTGTCGGTCTGTTTGGTTTCTCAAACGACCTCGAGCGACTTTTGAGTTGATTTATTATGCCTGATGCGATTTCTCGATATTCCGAACTCGTCGCGGGTTGGTCAATCACTGGAGCGTTCCATTCTTCGCGGATGTTTGTATAGAGTAAGTTTGTAAATTCCGAGAGTCCGGGGAAGCCTTTGTGAATCGGGTGGCTTTTAATTATCATGCTGCAGATTTCGATAAAACGATTGTCCGGTAGGTATTTCAGTCCGTAAAAATATTCGGTGGGCGCGGTGCATTTCTGGCCGTAATAGAGTTCCATGCGTTCGATCTGCTCTTTAAAAATAAAATCATTCATGCTGGATTCGGTCCGGTCTGGAGTATTTTTTACGTTTAGCCCCGTATGGCATCCATTGGTATAGTGGGCAGTTGAATACCTCACAATCACATCGGCAATCTGTATAATATCCACAACAGTCACAGCAGTTAGCGATTATCGCCTCCGCCCGCGATAATTTTACACCGCAATGATGAGCAATAAGAAAATTACGACCCTGTGAAGATGGTGCTGTTCGTAATTGGCTTAGCCTTTGTGCTTTATTCGCATCTGGGATACTGTTTTGATAGCCAGGATCAGCGAAGAATATCCCAACCATGTCTTTTATTACTTTTCTCATACCCTTAATTCTAGCCTCCGCAAACGCATATTTTAATAGGTTGTAAAATTTATTATTTATTTAATACGATTTATGAGTAATATACCAAAAAAAAGCATGTTTGTCAACGATTATTTATGTTTGATACGTTTTTTTATTTTTTTTCAAGAAAGTCCCAGCGGTTTTCTTTGTCTGTTTCTATTTTCAGTTCCCAGTAGCGTTCGCTGATCCAGGAGGAGAACCTTCTCCATTCCGGGACGAATTTTTTTTGTTGATTAGCTTCGGTTCGCCACTTGATTTGATTTTCGATTGCGGGACACAGGAGTTGCAGCACGTCATTCCAGTCGGCATGTTTTTTAAAATTAGCGAACTCGGTCTCATAGCTGCGTTTACTCCCTGGGTAGAGATTCAGGGCGGAAGAAAAGGAAAAATTTTCGCTCTCTAGAGCTCTTTTCTTTACATTCTTAACATTCTTAGCATTCTTTACATTCTTGATTGTGGTTAGTTGCTGGTTAGTTGCTGGTTGGTTGCTGGTTAGTTGCTGGTTAGCTTGCTGGTTAATTTGCTGGTTGGCTTCTGTTGTTTCTAAATTGTATCTATCGTAATTACAAATAGTTATGATAGAAAATTTGTTGGTTGATTTGATGGTTATTTCGTTGGTTGATTTTAGCCATTTTAGGTATGTGCGAATTGTCTGTTCTGATATGCATGTTTGTTTTGTCAATAAAAATCTTCCCGTAACCAATTGTCCCCGTTTAAGATGTATACCACGAAAAACGGTTGACTTATGAGAGGCGGAAATTAACAAATGGAGAAACAGATGCACCATTTTTGAGTTTGAGTACCATTCCCAGTCGAGGATTTTTCTGTGGAGTTTAATATATCCTTGATACATATGAAACCTGCCCTTTACAAGAGATAATAAAAAACAAGGCGTCTTTTTTTTGTAAAATAACTACGTTGACAGTTTGTTATGAAATGACCACAAATGGCAATAAAAACAAAATGAAAATTTGGTATTTTTTGGGTCATTTTACTATATCCTTATATATATGACTAATTTACTTGACAAAGAATAAAGTGGTTTTTTGAGCCAATAAATTTATTAAAAAGAATGACCACGGATATTGTACATAATAACGTACAAGATGCCGAATGGACGCAAAAAAAGGCCTTCGTCCCGAAAACAGGTACGCAGATAACCATTTTCGGGATACAGTTTTGGCTGTATTTTTACGAAGGCTGTATTTTTACGTGGGTTCTGCATACCGTTAGAATTAAAATACACAAAAAAGAGGACGAAAGCAAGTTTTTATGAATAAAAGTTCAATTTAACCTTAAAAATTATATTGACAACTTGTGGACAACTAACTAAAAATGGACTATATTAACCCATAATAAGACAGGAGGAGCCATGGCAAAAAAGAAAAAGCCCAAAGGCGGGTGTAAGTAAATTTACAGGCGTGGATAATTATTTTGTCCATGCTTTTTTTTTTATACGAGGACATATGAAGACAGTAGACAAAGCGGTTTTTGACATGATTTTAGAAAAGTTACAGGTCAGCAATCACGGGATTGTACGGATCTGCGAAGAGGAGCAGATATCGTACAGTTCATTCCTGACGTACCTTAAAAAAAACATTGACGGGGCTAAAACGGACTACATGCTTGCGAAGGATGCGCAGGCCGAATACCAGTGGGACAAAATACACGAATTAGAAGAAGAGATGAAAAAGGAAATACAATTTGAGCGGAATCCGGCAAGGTGTAACGCGATTGTACAGTTTTACCGGACAAAGATGAACAATCTGAGAATAAACAGGACGATGAGAGCGGGAGAACGGATAAACGTAACGGGGAGTATGGAGCGGAATGCGATAGCGGGCATAGCGATAACGTTTACGAGCGGGTCCCCGGAGTCGGTTGAACAGGATCGTCCACCTGAAGAAGTGGAAGAGAATAATGGCGAACATTAAAATCGATTTACCTGAACAATTCAGATTTTTATTTGCCCCGATGCGGTATAAGTGCGTTTACGGGGGGCGTTCGGGGACGAAGAGTTGGAGTTACGCCGCTGCGTTGGTTTTATTGGCGTCGCTATATAATTCCGAGTTAAATAAAACTGCGGTAAAAGAGGCGGTGGAGGCATTTGAGGCCGAGTTTGGGATAGACGGGAAATTGATACGGAAAGCGTTGACGCAACCATTAAGGATTTTGAACTGCAGGGAGATTCAGAAGTCCATAGCGGAATCTGCGCACAGGTTGATAGCGGACACGATAGCGCGTCTGGGACTGTCCAAAATGTTTACAATATGCGACAACTCCATACTATGCAGCAACGGAAGCGAGTTCATATTCGTGGGATTGTTCAGGAACACGAATAAAATAAAGTCGATGGAGGGAATTGACATAGCGGTCGTATGGGAGGCGCAACCGGCGAGCGAAAAATCCCTGGACGATTTGATACCGACGATAAGAACGAAAGACAGCGAAGTATGGATAGAGTTCAACCCGGAGTATGAAGACGACGAGGTTTACAAAAGATATGTTGCGAACAAACCCGAAAATTGCATAAGTAAAGAGATAAATTATACGGACGTATTACAGTACGTGCCGGTGGAAATGTTGAATGAGGCGGAGCAATGCAGGAAATGCGATCCGGTCAAATACAGGCATTTATGGGGCGGGAAACCCATAGGGGTAGGGGGGAAAATATGGTGTTATTTCGAGTACGACAAACACGTATTACATAATACGCACAGGTTGGCGTCTACGTTAACGATGGAGCACATAGCAAAGCACGGCAATTGTTTTATGGCGATGGATCCGCACAGTAAATACTATCCGTTCATTTTGTGGGGCGCGATAGTTCCGAAGCGGCCGGGATCGGAGCATTACTACAGGGTCATTTACGATGAATATCCGCGGTTTGAGGACATAAAGGGATATTACAGCGAGTTGAGGAAAAAGTTGTATTTCGACGGTTCGTTGAGCGACCTGGCGAAAACGATATACCAGAGGGACGGGACGGGACAATATGGGAACGAGATATGCAAACGGTATATAGATTCCCGATATGCAAAGGGGGCGGGCGGATCGAATTGGGCGACCTCGACCGACGGAATACTGGATCAATTCGCAAAGACGCAGAATGGGGGATTATTGTTTGATTGCCCGGCGGAGAAAATGATAGACGCGCAAAGGAACCAGATAACGGAACAAATGAAATACAACAAAATGCTTGATATCGGAGAATTCAACGAGCCGGAGGAGTACGTGTTTCCGAGGTGCAGGAATTTGATACAGAGTTACCAGAATCACCGATGCGAGGAAGGCAGCGAGAAAGAGGACGAAAAATACAAGGACCCGTCGGATGCGAGAAGGATTTTAAACGCCGGTATAGCCAACTGGAAATACAAGGGGAGACTGGAAAACAGGAAAACGCCGGGTTTGCGGAATGAGTATGCCGGTTGTACGATGCATGCTCAGGGATGGATGGGATAAAATGAGAAAAAAAAGGGCATTGGAGTTAAAGAAGGCTGCGTTGAAAGTTGCGGCGGCTGCAGGGAGGCCGCGGGACGCAGATAAATTATACGGGGAATTCAAGAAAATTTATAAAAAGGCGAATGGAAAAAGTGGCGGATAAAACGGACAAAAAAATAATCGACGAGGCCGTAAAGCGGTTTAAAATTTGCGAAGAAGCGATGAGAGAAATACGGGCCGAAGCGGAAGACGACATGAAATTCAAATCCGGCGACCAGTGGCCGGATGGAGTAATGAAAGACCGCGAAGCGGACGGGCGGCCCACGCTTGTGATAAACAAGTTGCCGACGTACATAAATCAGGTCGTTAACGATATAAAAATGAACAAACCGGGAATAGAAGTGAAGGGAGTTGACGAATCAAACGATCCGGATACTGCGGAGGTGATCCAAGGAATAATACGGCACATACAAAACAACAGCAAAGCGGACATTGCGTTTACGACTGCGCTTGAACACGCCGTATCGTGCGGGTTCGGATTTATCAGAATGAGAAACGATTATATAAGCGAAAAATCACGCGACCAAGAAATCATAATCGACAGAATAGGAAACAATTTCAGCGTATGGGCGCCGATTCACGTGTGCAACGAGACGGACTACAGCGACATGCCGTATTGTTTCATCACCGAGGACGTGCCGAGAGAAGATTTTGAAAATCAGTATCCGAAAGCGGAAACTGTGGATTTCGATTTTAAAGGACAGGATCAGGGAAACTGGTTGACGGAAAAAACAATAAGGGTAGCCGAATACTATCGGATAGTCAAAGAGAAGAAAACGGTAGTGCTGTTGAGAGACGGGAGTTCGATGCTGAAAGAAGAGATTCCGTCAAATCTGCTGGCGGAGGTGGAAACGGAAAAATACATAATAAAGGAGTGGGAAAGCGAGATAAAAAAAGTAGAATGGTACAAATTGACGTCGCAGGAAATTTTAGAGAAGACGCCAATACCGGGGAAATACATACCGGTAATACCGGTTCTGGGAGCGGAGATAAATCTGAATGGGAAGAAAAAATACATCTCGCTGATACGGTGGGCGAAAGACGCGCAGAGGATGTTGAATTATTGGAAATCGTGTTTTACGGAGAACGTAGCGTTAGCGCCGAAAGCGCCGTTTATGGGAGCAGAAGGACAATTCGAGGGATATGAAAACCAGTATCAGTTGGCAAACAGGAAAAACTATGCTTTCCTGCAATATCGGCCGGTAAGTCTGAACGGACAGATATTACCTGCGCCTCAGCGTATTTCTCCGCCGCAGATACCGACGGCATACATAGAGGCGATGAGAGAAGCGACGCAGGACATAAAAGAGACCACGGGTATTTATGACGCATCACTCGGAAGCAAAAGCAACGAGACGAGCGGAAGGGCCATCCTGGCAAGACAACATGAAGGAGACGTGTCAAATTATCATTTCTCGGATAATTTGGCGACGGCGATGAGACATTGCGGGCGAATAATGGTAGACTGGATCCCCGAGATATACGACACGGCGCGGACGATACGAATATTGGGAAAGGAAAATGAAGAAAAAATAGTAAAGATAAACCAGGAATACGGCGATCCTAAAACCGGCCGGATGAAATTATACGACATGCGGGCAGGACAATATGACGTTGTCATACAATCCGGACCGTCATTCAACACGCAACGTGAGCGAGCCTCCGAAATTATGGTTGAAATGATGCGCAGCAATCCTGCCATTAGCCAGATAGCCGGCGACCTGGTTGCGAAATACGCTGACGCTCCGGGCGAGATCGTTGACCGACTGCAGAAAGCATTGCCGCCGCAATTGCAACCGCAGACAGAAAAAGGACAGGAACAGGGACACACACCGCAGGAAATGCAACAGGTCGTAGCGGATTTACAAAACGTGATGCAGCAACTGCAGGTTGCCGAACAGGAAAAACAACAGATGGCGATGGACGTACAGAAACTAATGGAGGCGCTAAAAGACAAATCAGGCGACAGGAACACGAAACTAACGGAAGCAAAAATAAAAGCGTTTGCTGACGTGCAGAAAGAAGCGATTAAAGCGAGGCCCGATAAAATACAGCAAATCGAGGCTACGCTTGCGTATATCATTGAGCGACTGGGAATAGGAAACTCAATGCAGAACGAACCCGAACCGGCTCGGCCAGCCGGGAACAACCCAATGGAGGTAAAACCATGAGTGATACGGAAAAGCAGGTAAAAGTAATTCCGGAAGAAGAACCGAATCCCAAACTATCTGAACAGACAGGAGCGGCGGAAAAAGAACGACAAGAAGAAAAAGTAAAACCGGACAAACTGCCTGAAAAGACAGGAGAAAAAGAACCGGGCGAAAAAAAGGAAGAGGAACTTGTCGGAGAAAAGAAAACGGACGAACCCAAATCCGAGAAACCGGGAATACCCGACGGAGTGCAGAGACGGATTGACAAAATAACGCGACAGTTGAGAATGGCCGAACGGGAAATCCATGACATGCGGGAAAAGACGCTCCCGGAAGAGCAGCGGGGAAAAGGGGAAAGTGAGTATAAAGACAGAGTAAACGAAATCGAATGGGCCTCGAAAATAGACCAGGCGCATGAGGATTACAAAGATTACGACGACATTGTCAACAAAAAGGAAATAAAAGTTCCTGCGTACGTAAACGAGGCGATAATGTCGAGCGATATGGGAGCCGATATCGTTTATTACCTGAGCAAAAATACCCGCGAGGTTGAAAATCTGAAGGGGTTGGATCCGCAGGAATTACATCGGGCTATAGGCAGGCTCGAAGTGAGAATTGATATTATGAAAAAGGTAAATGCCGAGAAAGAAAAACCTGCAGTTAAAAGTACGAACGCGCCGCCTCCGATCAAACCGGTTGCGCAAAGCGGGACGGCGGCGCAAACGGATATAATGGACCCAAAAACGCCCATTGAAGAATTCATAAAAAAGCGCAACAAAGAAAGATGGGCAAAAGGACAAATTTAAAAAAAGGATAAAAAAAATATGTCAAATACATTACTTTCCCCGACAGCCATAACGAGAGAGGCGTTACGGTTGTTGGTAAATAATCTGGTTTTTGCGAGAAGCATTAACCGGCAGTATGACAATCAGTTTGCGAATTCAGGGGCCACGATGTCCGGTAAAATAGGGCCTAGTCTGAGAATAAGGATGCCAAACAGGTATCTGGTCAGCACAGGCGCGGCACTGCAGTTACAGGACACGACAGAACAATATCAGACATTCACGGTGTCCACCAGAAAGCAGGTGGCGTTATACTTCACGGCGGAGGATTTAACGTTAACGATCGATGAGTTTGCCAAAAGGTATCTTGAAACCGCGACGGCGCAATTGGCAAACCAAATAGACTACGATGCGTTACAAT